GGGGCACGGGAAGAATCCCTCCACGCCGAGCGGGTCATCGCGCTCGTCGATGATCTCGGGCATTCCTTTGCTAAACCAGTAGACTTTTTCGGACTCTTTATCCCACAACTCACAAATCTTGGCGCGGTTGTATAAGCGCTTGTTTTCGTTGTAGGCGTTCAGCGGTTCCGGGCCTTGATCGAGCGGTATTTTGCGGGCAACTTCTTCGCCAAAACGCTCTACAAGCGCCTCACGGGTCATGTACACCCAGCGCCATACGCAGGTGACTTCTTCCCAAGTTCGGGCCGTGCTATGCCCAAAATCGCGCCAGTGGACGTAATCCACCGGGGCGCACTCATATTCAATCTTTTCCAACGGCGGCGGAGCGCCCTCGCCTTGCTCAATGTTTGGCGTGATGCTGACGCCATCATCCTCAAGCCCGATGGGGGCGGTATGCGGCTCGTATCGCAACCATGCCGTACCACGGCCGCCAAGGAACCTGTCCTCAACGCAATAGTTCATCGTTGCCCGGTAATCGGGGTAATGTTCGATCTCAAAGTCTATGGCGCGTTCAATCAACTGCGAGGCCACACGGCCAACGGGGTCGTTGTCGCCAAAGCGGCGGCTAACGTCGGCCTTTGGCAGTTTAGCGTAAACGGCGGGGCGCAACGTCTGCACATTGCTCCACAAAATGTTAAATTTGGCTGATTCAGTAAGCGACTGCCCACGGGTATCGTCGCGGTACCGCTTAATAATCTTTTTAGTACGCGCCGCCCACTTTGCAAACTCGTTGTCGTACTGCCCAATGATGCGCAGGTAACGATCAAGTTTCGGTTGCACCATTGCGTCCATCAGTCTTTCCCCTTGTTGCGCTTGCTGATGGCGGCGGCCTTGCTCTTGGCCTCTGCCTTGCTGCCAGCGCCCCATGCCTTGAGGGCGAGGGCGAGGCGCGTGGGCTTACCGTCCTTCTCCATTGGCCCCGGCATATTGCCCATCCTTGCGAGGAAAGAGGCTCGGCGTGGGTTGTCGCCAGCCTTTACCGGGGGCTTCAATGTGCCACCCGTCTCGGCTTTGTAAGAGGCGCGGCCAGCGGCATTTAAACCACCTTTCGGGTTCTTGCCTGCTTTACGCTGCCACGCTGCGCTCATTTCTTACCTTTACTCTCGGGTTTAGCGGTCTTGGCAGACTCACGGAACGCCTTTGCGGTCGGCGCACCAGCCTCTCCGGGCTTTCGCATCCTCTCGCCGGAGCCAGCCTTGATGCGCTCCTGCTTCGCTAGGATGTTGGCGTAAAGGCCCGGCTTGTTCATGTGTAAGTGCTAAACAGGCCGACAACGCGGCAGTTGGAGTTACCCGAGCAGGTCGCGGTAATTGCGCCCTTACTTGCCACTTCCAGCGGAATCACATACGCGCCAGCGGCCTGCGTGGCGGGGATGCGTACCAATTCCGTGCCGTTGTCGCTGACAACAACCGTGGCCTCGGTGTTGCTGGCAACGTTAACCACGACGCTGTGAATGTACGCGCCCGCAGCACCAAACGTCGTCGTAGAAGTCGCGGCTACCGCAACGTAATTGTTGCGTACTGGACTAATCGCGGTCATATCCTTGCCCTCCTGCTCGACGTGCGGTCATGCACTGCCCACATATCGTTGAGCGTAACTGTGTTACCCGGCCCGACGATAAGCGGTTTAACCTCTGCCGCCGGGGTCTTTTCTGCAACTTCCTGCCATGATACACATAACATACGGAAAGCGTCACTAGGGTGGCTAGTCCAATCGTGGCGCGGCGATTGGCGGTATGCCTTTTTATCCTCGTCGTACTCGCGCTGATACTGCCGCAGCGCCTCTATGCCCTCTCGGCAGCGTTCGGCGTCAAACCACACGCGGGGTAGGGTCATGCGGACGGCTTGGATGCCTGATTGCACGCCTATATCGGGCACCACGGCTAGTTTGCCAATGTCCAGATAGGCGGCCAACTGCTCCACGATGCTTTTGCCGGTTTGTAACGACTTTGCCCGAGCGTCGTGCGGTAAGTAATGACGGGCGTATTTGTACGGTTTGCCCGTAACCACGGCGGCAATGTCATGGATGTCCTCGCCGCTTACGGCGTAGAAGTCAATGACGCGGATTTCCCCGCGCCCAAGTTGGTAAAACCACACCGCCGTGTCGTCTCTATATCCCAAATCCCAACTGCTATAAACAGGCAATCCGGGGTCGTGCGGAACTTGGCAGATACGGCCCTGATCCTGCGCCTCGCGCATCTCCTTGCCGTAAAAAGCGCCAAGAACCGCAGCCTCAAAACTGCACTCGTACTCCTGTAGATACTGATCCTCGGCCAACTGCGCTTTGGCGGCTGCTAGTTCAGTCGCCGGTAATAACCCGCTGCTGGAGGCAGGCAAGCGCAACAGGAACCATTCATCGGGTAAGCGTTGGGCAAGTTCATAAATGTCATAAAACTGGTTGCGCCCCTTCGGAGTACCCCCGAAAACGCACCATCCGTTTTTATCACTCAAAGCGGGGCGAATTACGTTGCCCCAAACACTCGGTTTCCAGTCTCCATATTCATCAGCGTATACCCCCGAGTAGCCCATTCCGCGCATGGCATCGGCGTTGTCAGCCCCGAACAAGCGTATTTGTGCGCCGTTAATTAGCGTAATAGTTAATTCTTGCTCGTTTACCGATTGGATAATTGGCTGTGCGCCGTCCTTAAAATATTGCCAAGCAACGGCCTTGGCCTGCGACCTGTACGGGGCGACGTATGCGAACAGCCCGTAAGGCCCTTGGTACATCGCAGCAGCGCGAATCATGTCATTGACAGCGGCGACGGTTTTACCTGCGCGTCTGTGCGCTACGAGGCAAGCCCAGCGTTTCGTGCGCTCATGAAACGGCATGAACGCCTTGCGTGGGCGGTAGGGCAGGATTATTCGGGTGCCATCCATCCGATCTGTACCTTGACCGGGCCGTTGTCCTTGCCTGTGATCTCTTGGCGGGCGAGTTTGGGAACGTGGTATTCCAGCAGAGTGCTGAAAGCGTCGAACGCAGCCTGCGCTCCCTTCTCCGCTGCGATCTCGTCTAGCCACCCTTGGAGGCGGTCTGCGTTGTTGTCCACAAAAGCGGCTATCGCCTCCCGTGCGGCGGCGGTTGACTTGTTCGGGCTTCCTTTGGGTCTTCCTGCTGGCATACCGGGGTTAATATATCTTGATTGTTTATCTAACGAAACTATCTTTGCCGCTGTTGCCTTGGGTTAACTTATTTGCGCTCTTTCTTTGCTTCACCGTATGCAGTTAACCCTGCTGCAATTTTGGTGGGCGGCAACCGTAGCGGTGTTTCTGGGTAGAATTCGTCAGCCAATCCTTCTTCGATTACCCAGTCAGGCAATAACCCCGTTTTCTGTGGAGCGTATTGCGTATCAGCGCCGCTGGCGGTTCTGTTCTGTTTGCCATACGGGCCGTAGTTAACCCAACTGTTCTGACCGCGTGTTTCCGAGGTCATCGCCTTACGGGCCAACGGGCTGTACATAGCCGAATGCGCCCTCCAAGCGTTTTCCTCTCCGTCTGCGCGGAACCCATGCCCGTATTTGATATGCCCGAAGTAGTCGTGGACGATGCGGAATATATCGTTTGCGGTAACCGGCACGCCGTCGATAACCTCGCCTGTCTTGCGAAGCAGCGGGTTGCCGCTAATATCTACATGGGCGCTTTCGCTGCCTCCAAATCCGCTTTCCGTAGGGAACACCCACAGGTGATTGTTGTCGCGCACATCCATAATTGCGGCGCGAGGGCTTTTCGCATACGGGTCTTGCATATCGGGGCGAATAAACTCGACCTTTAGACCAGATTTTTTAATCTCGTTCCATTGGTCAAGCGTCTCGTCAATCATCGCATCGTATGCTGCTTTAACCTTTGGATCGTTCGGGGCGTGTGGCATCGCATCGTAAGCGGCGGCAATTTTAGTTGCTCGTTCGGGAATTACCTTTCTAAAAGTTTTTGGGGGAGCGTAAGAAGTTCCCCGGCGTGATGCGTAATTTTCCGCAGCCTTTACGGCTTTTTTGGTAGGCCCGGAAACATAGGTGCGACCGGCAACGGAGAGGGGTTCTGTTGGGGTGCCGATGAGGGCAGGCGTGCCACCTGCTGCACGCGAAGCCGCTCTCTGTGCTTCTGCCACGCTGCGATTTCCTCCGGGTCGTCCAAGTGACTCAAATCCGGGGATTGACTTTGCATATTCAGCGCCTCTTTCAATGGTGGTTCCGATGCGTGTTGCTGAACCAACTGGGTTAA